GAACGCGGCCACGTCCACACCGTACTTGGGGCCCGCCGCTGCCTTGCCCAGGCCCACCCGTGCTCCCCCAGGTCCCAAGCGGCAGGCGCCGACGGGGACAGCCTGGGCGACGTCCAGGCGCTCCACACGCTGCCACACGGTGATCGGCCCGGTGTGCGCCACGGCCTTGCACAGGGCGACGGGTCCGCGGGCGAGCATGCCGTAGGCCACGACCCGCGCCCCGTTGGCGTCGGCGTCCGGCGCCATGATGCGCACTGCGCCGCCGATCGGCTTGTCGTCCGCGCCGAGGGGGACGGCCGCCCAGCCCCAGGCCAGCGAGGTGGGCAGCTCGGCGGCGGTGATCCCGGCGCGGTGGAGCGCCGGCACCAGGTCGCGCCCGAGATCGACCGGCGGCCACGCGGTGAGGTAGCCCGAGGCAGGCTCGGTGTAGGCGGCGAGGGCCACCCGCTCAACCCAGGCCGGGCGGCAGTTTGGGCGCGGGCTTCACGCCGGCGGCGCGCAGCTTCTCGGTGATCCTGTTCGGTGGCGGCGGCGGCGGCTCGGCCGCCTGCGCCTTGCCGTTCACGATCTGAAACCAGGTGTCGCACTTGCGGCAGGTCGCGTGACAGTGCAGCGGCTTGGCCAGGCTCGGGGCGTCCAGCGGCGGCACGACCTTGGCCAGTCCCATGACCGTGGAGCCGCAGGCCGGGCACGTGGTGAACGTCATCCCGGTGTGGTGCTGCATGACCTCGCCCGGGGCCAGCCGGATCCGCTGCCCCATCTTGGTGGCGGCGATCACGCGATAGGGCCCGGCGAACCAGGGGCGCTCTGGGCTCGGTGCGCTCATGACGGTGGCGGGCTCCCCTCCACCCCGAACATGGCCGGCACGTACAGGGCGGTCCCGTCGTACAGTTCCGAGTCGAGCAGGCGCAGGCCGCCGGCGTTTCCGCGCGGGCGTGCGGACCCGTCCATGGTGGCCAGGCCGGCCCACAGCGGCCAGGTCAGGCGCCCGATCACGGCATATTCGGACAGCGCGCGGAACAGGTGATCGCAGGCGTCGGTCACGTAGCCGCTGTACAGGTTACAGACCAGGCACACCGGCGTCCCCTGCCGGTGGTTCGACGTGTAGCGCGCGGCGGCCATGCTGTGGGACACCTCGCCACCGCCTACGCCGATCAGCATGAGGTTCTGGTTCTCCTGCCCACCCAGGCGCACGGTGTACGTGCGCGCGTCGGCCCTGCTCCACAGGATCGACTCGCTGCGCCCGTTTTCGGCAGTAACCACCCACGGGCCAGATTCCTTGGGCAGGGGGTTGCTGGGGACCTCTCCACCGCCTTGCACCATGTCAGCCTCCGTGCCCCACGGGGCCGCTGCTCCCCGCTGGGACGTCCACGAAACGGGCCTGCACCGTCGGATCGAGGCCGGCGGCGCGCAGCTCCTCGGTGGCGATCGCGGCGATCCGCTGCTCCAGGGCGGCGAGCCTGCCGGCCATTCCTGCCGGGTCGCTGTCCATGCCGAACGGCGAGCCCCCACCCGCCGGCGTCGGGGCCTCGGTCCCGGGCGGTGGGTATCCGGCCAGGGTCATGGGCATGGGCTGCGCCGTCCACGGCTCCTCGATCTTGGCGAGCGGCACGTTCAGGACGTCGGCGAGGAGCTGGCGGATCTCGCGCGGCAGGAGCCCACCGTAGGGCGCCGTCTGCTGCACGAGGTTGCCCACCTCCTCGGCGGACTTGGTGGGCGGGCTGTTGCTCTTGAACTTCAGGAACCGGACCCCCAGGCGGGGCATGATCACCCGGTTGACGTTCCAGTCGAACTCCTCGCGCAGGGGTTGGAAAACCTGCTGCTCGGCGAACTGGAGCGCGGCCAGCGCGGTGGCTCGGTTCAGGTCGCTGGGGGTGTAGCCGCGCAGCATGGGGGACAGCCGGAACGTGGCGCCGATCTTGTCGGCGTTGCGCTGGTCGTAGTTCGTGAACAGGGCGTCCTGCTGGCGGGCGTCGCGCAGCGGTTCCCAGGAGATGGTCGGGATCTGCGCGCGGGCGGTCGGGTCCACCGTGGTCTTCTGCCCGCTGAACGCCTCCAGCACCAGGAGCTTGCCCGCCCCACGAGCGCCGCGCAGCTCGGTGCCGACCCGCTGCTCCAGCCGCTGCACGGTCTGCTGGGTCAGCCTGCCGCCGGAAACGAAGATCAGGCCGGCGGGCGTCGCGTTGTCGCGCAGGTAGTAGTAGTTGGTTTCGTCGGCCTCGCGGCTGCCCAGGACGCCGAGGAGCGCGCCGATCCAGCGAGGCGGCGGGCAGGGCGTGCGCGGGCTGTGGAGGCTGGCCCACAGCAGCTCGGCCGCGGCGACCGCGTCCTTGCCGTCCTCGGCCATCATGTCGGCGATCGTCTTGTACGCCTTGCCGGTCTTCAGGCTGATCGTGCGCGGGTCGCCCGGGCTCTTGAAGTAGATCCGGTCCTGCCCCACGAGCTGCACGAACCGACGGAAGCGCCTGTACACGGTGATCGTGCGCAGGCCGGACAGCGGCGTCACGGGGTCGGGCTCCTGGACCAGCACCTGGGTGCCGTCGTCCTGGAGCGGGCGCACGGTGTAGGCCGGAACGTAGGTCAGGCGCTTCAGCCTGCCCAGGCCGTCCGGGCGCATCTCGGTTGTGCCCCAGCCGTGCGTTTCGATGTCCCGGCGCGTGATCCTGCGCAGGCGGGCGAACGACATGTCGGAGCAGCAGGTGTCGAAGAACGCGCGGGCGATGAACTGCTCGCGCTCCAGCGTGGTGCGGATCTCCTCGCGGGCGTTGTCCACCTCCTGCGGGTTGATCTCGGGGATCGGTCCGCTCGGCGGCGCCTCGCCGATGATCTCGCGGCCGGCGGCGACGTCGGCCTCGTAGGCCATGCGGGCCTCCTCGCGGGCGACCCAGCGTTCGAACTTCAGCGCCTCGCCGATCGCCTTGGTCGCCTCCTCTTTGTCCAAGGCGTCCATCCAAGGCTCGGCCGGCACGAACTGGTGCCCGAACCCGTCCACGTTCTGGGCGTAGGACTCGATCGACGGCTCCAGGTGCGGGGACAGCTCGGCGTAGTTGATCAGCGACTCGGGATCGTAGGGCGGCTCCACCGCGCCGCAGCTGCCGAACATCTGGGCCGTGGCGTCGATCTCCTGGATCGCTCGGGACTCGTCCACGGGGCCGACGGCGGCGCGGGCCTTGGCCAGCAGCTGCTTGACGTTCATGGACCCGGCGCCGTCCCTCCCCCTCGGAACGGTCGGCTCACGCTTGGCGGTGCGCGTCACGGCGCTACCCCTGGGTGCGGCCGGCGGCCATCAATTCGGTGGTCGGGCCCACGGCGCCCCCCACCGAAACGGTCACGCGGACGCTGGTGTAGTGGTCGGCGATCGCCCCTTGCCCGCTGGCGGCGAGCGCGACGATCGTTGTCCAGTTCTTGCCGGCGACGCTGCCCTCCAGCACGCCGGTGAAACCCGCGCCGGCGTCCCGCTTGAAGTCGTAGCCCTTGCCGCCCAGCTGCCCGACGTCCACCTCGGGGCCGGTGGTCGCGGTGGCGATCGGCGGCGTGGCGCCGTCGTTCGGGATCGTCACGAGCATGCGTTCACAGAATGACATGGGGATCTCCCTCCTCGGGCACGTCCTCGCCAATGCTGGTCAGGGCCTCCCGAATCGCGGCCCGCACCTGCGGGTCCTTGTCCTTGTTCATGAGGTCGCGCCGCAGCGCGGCGACGGCCTGGCCTCGGGCCTCGGGCGGCAGGCCGGCCAGGTCCTGCCCCAGGCGGGCGCCGAAGGCCCCGCTGTCCAGCTGCTCGGCGGCCTCGGTCAATATCGTGTCGAGCATGTCCCGGCGCACGCCACCGCGGCGCGTGACGCACCGGCAGATCACGGGCACGCGCACGCGGCCCTCGGGCTGGTCGGACATGGGGATCGTGGCCCACCCGGATCGCCCCGTGCCGTTGCAGTGCTTGCAGCCACGCTTGGCTTTCTTCAGGTCCACGTCGGCGGCGAGGCGCACGCGCGGCGCACGGGTGCTGCCGTCCGGCATGATCGTCTTGGTGTTCAGCAGCTCCTCGGCGACGTCGGCCGCGGCGCGTTGCTCGGTCTCGTTCATCGTGTGCCCCCCAGATGCTGATCCCCCAGCTTCAGGCGCCACCACCTCCACCAGCAGCACTCGCATGGGCGAATACCCATAGCGGCCCCGGAGGGATGCTGGCACGCCGGCGGCGTCCCCGTCGCCCTCGGCCCGCTGCCCGGCTGCACCTTGGTGAACTGCTCGCGCAGCGCGGACGCCAGCACCAGGAGCCCGACGGGCGGCCACGCGCGATCCTTCAGCGTGACCGGAACGAACAGGTCGGATCCGGTGGTGTCGTCCAGGTCGATCGCCTCCAGGGCCTGGGCGAGTCGGCCGCCGTCGACGTCCACTTCGAAACCGCCCGGGAGCTTCACGGCGCTGCCCAGGATCGGCTCCCACGCGGGATCGTCCACGGGCAGGGTCAGGGGGCGCAGTGCGCACCACGCCGTCCCCTCCAGTTCACGCCACGGGTGCCGCTGCTCGTCCATCGAACCTCCTAGAACGGGTGCCCGTCGTCTATCGCGTGACCGCCGATCCGCAGCTCGATCACCGGAGCCTCATTATCCACCCCGGGCGCCCAGTTGTCCAGGAACAGCCGGCGGGCCCCGTGCATCGCTTGCCCCCAGGCGTCGGCCAGATCGTCGTGCTTGCTGAACGGGAAGTCGATCAGCTCGCCCACCAGGTTGCCGCGCTCGTGGTCGAACGTCGGGCTCGCCGGGTTCAGGTGATCGGAGAACACCACGACCCCCGACTCCAGCAGGGGGGTGACGCCGGCGAGGCGGGCGGCCTTGGACACGCGCGGCGTGGTCACCTGCACGAGGCCGGCCAGCTCAGGGTACTTGTTCAGGACCCACTCGTCCAGCGTGGACAGGCCCACCTTCTCGATCAGGATCTTGACCGGCTGGTAGCGGGTCGCCTCCTCGGCCACGATGTCCGCCTGGTGTCCGATCGTCTCGTGCATGTGCCAGCCGTCCACCACCCACACGCGGCGGCGCTCGGGGTCCACGGCGATCGCCACGCTCGCGGACCAGTCGTGCTCGCTGCTCGTGCCGATCGCGGGGTCGTAGCTCGTGATAAAGGCCATCCGGTCCAGGCGGTCGGCGAAGTCGGGCTCGTGCTCCAGGTCGGCAAAGTGGATCCAGTCCTCGCGCACCAGGGCGGTGCCCTCGTCCGTCACTTCGCAGTGCATCGCGCGGGCGAACGAGGCGGATCCCAGTTCCTTCAGCAGCGAGCGCAACCGGGCCTCGGGCCACTTGGTCGGCCACATGCTCCCGAATTCGCCCCCGATGGCGTACCGGACCAGGGTGTACGCCGGGTTCGTTTGCAGGTTCGCGGTGAGGTCGTCCCGGTGCCACGGCGTCGCCAGATACCAGACCCGGGCGTCGGGCTCCAGGGTCAGGGACCAATCGTTCAGCCAGGCCGCCTTGACGGCCGCGCGCATGGCCGGCATGAGGATCGCGTTGCGCTGGTCCACCACGTCGTCGGCGATCAGCAGGTCGCACCGGGCGCCGGCGACCGTGGACAGAATGCCCAGGGCCTGCACGCTGGCGTCGCGGTGCCGGGCCGTGCGCTTGACCGTGATCTGGTGCTTGCTCCACTCGGCGTCCTCGGACGGCTCCAGGTGCGGGAACACCTCGCGCACGCGCGGGTTGGTGCGCAGGTGCTGGGTGATTTCCCACAGGCGCTCCCGGGCCTTCTGGTCCGACGCGCAGACGATCTTGATCCGCAGGTCGGGATTGCGCCCCAGTTCCCAGATCGTCCGCGCCACCAGGAAGGTGGTCTTGCCGTGGTTCCTCGGGGCGATGATCAGCACGCGGGTGCCGTCGTCCAGGGCGTCGTTCCAGTCCTCCTGATACCATTGGGTTTCGAGGGGTTCCCACGTCCGCTCGTCCCTGAAACAGTATTCGAAGAACGCGGCCGGGTCACGTTGCGCAGTTCGCACGTGGGCCAGGCGCATGGCCTCGGCTCGCGCCTCGTACCCCTTGCGGTTGTCCGGGTCGATCCAGCGGCCGCGGTCAGCTCGCGGCAGGTGCCGGCGCGGCGCCCGGTACTTGGGATGGACCGCGCCCACGGGGGCGAGCGCCTGGGCGGCGGCGGTCATGGTTCACGCCCCAGCCAGGCCAGGACCTCGGCGGCCCTGAATAGGCACACGGTCCTGTTATCGGTCCAGTTCCCGATCCCGCCCAGCGGGCTGCCCTTTCCGGCCAGGTGCATGCGTAAGCCCTTCCCTGGAGGGCGCGGGACCACGAGCGCCACGAACACAAGGCCGCGCCCGATCACGTCCCTGCACGCCTGCTCCAGTTCGTCCCGCTTCATGCCCCCAGCTCCTCGATCGACACGCCGGCGGCGGCGAGCTTGGCGAGGGCGTCCTCCTCGATCTGCCGCAGGCGCTCCCGGGTCACGTTCAGCCGGTCGGCCACCTGCTCCAGCGTGTGGCTGCCCTGCGCGCACACGTCCAGAGCGCACGACTCGGTGAGGTCCAGCGGGTCCACGTCGTGGGCGATCTTCAGGCTGCCCGAGGGCATGACGTCCGCCCACAGGTGGTAGCGGCAGCCCACCCACGGACAAGGGCGCTCGCCGTCCACGCAATCGGCGCGGGTGCGCGGGCGCCCGGCGAGGTCGCGCTCCTCGCCTGCCTCCCCTGCCTTGCGTGCCCTGTTGTTGATCACCGTCATGTGCTTCTGGTCCACGTTGCGGCGGCGAGCCGCCCCGGTCAGTCCCCCTCGTGTTTCGAGACCTCGGCGATCCGGTATTCCCAGCGGCGGGCGTCCACCTGCCTGGCCTGGAGCCCCGGCACCATGAACGTGCGGTGCTTGCGTTGCTTGGTCATCTCCTGCCCGATGATCTGGACCATGGTCTCGGGCAGGTCCTTGCGCAGGCGTGCGCGCACGACCTCCAGGATCCCGGACGTCGTGAGCCAGTGCGGCGCCCGGTAGCGGATCGCAGCGATGCACGCGGCCAGGTTCGTGCCCTCCCCCAGTTCCTGCTGGCCGTTGCCGATCCCGATCACGCGGCCGGTGTCCACCTCCTCGGGCTCGGCGGGCGGCGCCTCGGTCTTACCCTTCACCGGGGCCTGGGACTCCTGCCCGGTCTTGCTGTTCGGGCACTCCTCATTGAGACAGATCAGGCGCCCGGTCTTGCGATATATGATCGTCCCGCTGTAGCACAACGGGCAGGGCGGCGAGCCCTTGCGCTGCGCCTGCGACTTGGCGGCCTCGGCCTCGGCCTTGGCGGCCTTGTCGCGCAGCATCTGCCCCAGCGACGGCCCGGCGGACGATCCGACCGGCGGCAGTGTGCACCGCTGGTTCTTGTCGCCGGTGCTCGGGGGCAGGTCGCCGACCTCGGGCGCGGGCCTCGTGCTCGTGTCCTCGTCCAGCTCACGAACGCGGCCGCGCAGCACGTCGTCGGCGAGCGCGATACCGTCCAGCCGGCGCAGCTCCTCGATCACCTCGGCGTAGGCCTGCGCCTGCACCTTGGCGGCCTCGGCGCGCATGAGGGCCTGCGCTCGTGCCTTCTCCATGCGCTCGATCACCCCGCCCAAGTGTTCGCGGATCATGACTCCATCTCCTCGGGTGCCAGGTCGCACCGTTGCGGCGGCGCGGGCTCCAGGTCGGACACGTCCACGCCACGAGCGGCGGCCACCTCGAACCAGGTCTGGCCGGTCCCCTCCAGGACGGCGGCCGCGGTCCCGCCCACCTGCTCGGCCCAGCGCCGGCAGATGAGATCGGCGTAGCGCGGCTCGATCTCCAGGGTTCCGCAGGGTCGGCCCAGGGCCTCGCATGCGATCAGCGTGGAGCCGCACCCACCGAACGGATCGAACACGGGGCCGGTGCGCCCGCTGGCGGCGTCGCCCTCCAGGACCTCCACGAGCAGGTCGACCGGCTTCTGGGTGTAGTGCAGATCGTTGCCCGACCGGGCGGCGTTGATCACGTTGCCCTTGGCGGCGGTGCGCGCCAGCTGGTCCACCTTGTTGCCCTGCCGGGCGGCGTACATGATCAGCTCGTGCTGGGTGCGCCACAGCGCGCCGAGGCCCGGGTGGCCCTTGTTCCACACGATCATCGAACGGACCGGCAGGCCCGAGGCCTCCACCACGTCGAACAGCGCCGGCCACATGCGCCAGTCGGTGAACACGTACACGATCTGGGGGTGGGCGGCGGTGAGCCATTCCCGCATGAGCGAGGCGTACCCCCTGCTGGACAGGGTATCGCTGGCGATCTCGCTCCAGGTGCCGGCCCGCTTGCCCGCCTCCTGGAACGACCCGGAACAGTACGGGGGATCGGTGAGGGCGATCCCGCACTTCAGGCCGGCGAGCGCCCAGGCCACGACCTTGGGGTCGCGGCAGTCGCCACAGGCCAGGCGGTGCATGCCCAGGACCCAGCGGTCGCCCTGCCTGGTCACGGGTGCGCGCAGCATGGCGGCCGGGATCGGCGCCACCCGCTTGCCCTTGGCCTTGCTCGGGGTGCGCGTGCCCTCGGCGCCCGTGGTCTGGTTCAGCAGGGCGGACAGGTTGCCCTCCGGGAATCCGAGATCGCGGAACAGGGCGGCGGTGTCGATCGGCGTCGGCGAGGCCGAGGCGTCCACCTGGAGACCGGACAGCAGGCGCTCCAGGGCGCCGGTGTCCCAGGTCGCGGCCGTCTCGCCGACCCGGTTGTCGGCGATGTTGAACGCCTGGGCGGTCACCCCGTCATCGTCGGCCCACAGAACGGGCACGTGGGACGCCCCAAGGGCAGCCAGGGCGGCGAGGCGCTGGTGCCCTGCCTCCACCACCTCGGTGCGGCTGTTGGCCACCAGCGGCCACCTACAGCCGAACCGGCGCATGCTGTTGATCACGACGTCCAGGTCCCGGACGATCCGGGGGTTCGCCGGATCCGGGCGCACCCTGTCGATCGCCACGAGCATGGGCACGAGCTGCGGCAGGATCTCCACCTGGGTGCCAGGCACCAGCGGCCTGCCGTCCTTGGACGTGGCCGTGGGCTCCACCTCGGGCTCGGGGGGGCGAATACCGGTAGCGCCTTGAGGCGCCCTGCCGCTTCTGCCCTTGCTGGAACCGGACGACGGCGCGCACGGTTCCTGGGGCGAAACACCCGGCTCGGTGGGGCGAATATCGGTAACGGTGGCCAGAGGGCGCGGTGTCTCGGCTGGCGGCGGTGCCTTGGGCGGTGCGCCGCGGCGTGCCGGCGCTTTGCGCGTTTTGCCGGGCGGCGGTCGTTTCGTCTTTGTAGTCATGGATCTTTACCTTTTCCCCTGGTGCCCCGGCGGCAGCAGGCCCGTGGTGGCGAACTCCACCAGCTCCTCCACGGTCAGCGTGTCCAGTCCGCTGCCGCTGTTCACCTGGATCTTCTGGTCCGGCCCGCCCAGCATGCGCTCGCCCAGGCGGATCATGCGGTCGGCCGTTTCGCAGACCTTGTGCAGCGACTCCCGCAGCTCGGGCGGCGTGCCCCCGCCGGCGGTCTGGTAGGCGGTCAGCCGCTGCTTGGCGTCCTCGGCCAGCAGGGCGATCTCGGTGGTCACCGTGCCCATGGCCACCTGCACCGCCTGGAGGTTCCGCCGGTGCCACTCGGCCACGGTCAGGTTGGCCTCCTCCTGGGCGGCGTTCATGACCCGCTGCCACCGCTCCCGGATCGGCACCATGCCCAGGTCCGGGCGCGCCTCCCCTTCGATGTAGGCGACCGCCAGCTTCTCGGGGATCCCCGCGTGCCGGGCGGCGAACGCCGGGGTCTGCTTGATCGTGAACCCCGCCCAGAGCTTGTTGTACTGGTCGGCGGTGATCGGGGTGATCGCCTTGGTCGGCGCCTTGCGCCCTCCCCGCCCCGGCACGGCCTTGCCCTTACCCTTGGTCGCCACGGCGCACCGCCTCCCCTCGCGCGGTCAGCACCTGGGCCACCGCGTGCTCACGCTCGGCCCGGGCGGCCGCCTGCTCCAGTTCGGCCACAAGCGCCGGCGGTCCCGCCTGCCCAGGCTCGTGGCGCACACCCGGCCGCGGCAGCCCCGCCCGGTCGCCGAACAGCCGGCGCCGGCAGAACTCGGCCACGGTCAGGCCCAGCCCGGCCGACACGTCGCGCACGTGCAGCAGCTCCACGCTGGAGCACCGGACCTTCAGCCAGAACGTGCGGCGGGCCTCGGGGGGTAGGACCATGCGCCCACCGTAGCAAACGTGTGCCCCCATGTCCACCCAAAAGCGTGGGCACAAGATCGATCGGGCGCGTGGCTGCTGGCCCGTCCGACGGCCGGTGGCTGGTCTTCTCCCGCTCATGCGCCCGGCGATCCGCCCGTTTCGCCGTCCGGCGGCGTTCCACCCACCGCGCGCAAGTGCCCCCGGCAGGGTTTGTCGGCGACGGCCACGGCCTGGGCGGCTGCCTCCCGCACCAGGTCCACGGCGGCGCCCACGTCCAGGGCCCCGGCCTTGGACGTCATGGACAGCAGGCCCAGGGCGAGGTAGCGCGCGGCGGTGGGCTTGTCCGGCGCCGGCTCGAAAATCCCGTGCGCCCGCACCGCGATCCGATCGCCGTCCGGCTGGTGGTCAACGCACACGGTCACCACGGGTGTGCCTGGGGTGGTCATAATCTCGACTCCAGTGTCTGGCGCCAATCGGCCCGGGCAGCCACGGCCAGGGGCTTCTCCCCAGGGCAGAACCACGCCACCGGGGTGCCGTCGGCCTCGCGGCAGGAGGCGGCGGTGTGCTCGTCCAAAACGGCGCGCACGGTGGATCCGGTCGTTGTCACCTCCACCCGGCAGCGGCAGATCGGCTCGTCGGGGTCGATCGCGTGCGGCGGCCATTCCACACCACTGGCCCGGAGCGCCAGACCTCGGGCGATCTCGGACACGTTCAAGATTACCCCGGCGCCGGCGGTCAGGGCACGTAGCCCGGCAGCCCCCAGGCTCGGGGCGGGCTCCCAGCCGGCGTCCGGGTGAATCCACACGAGCACCCGTTCCGGGGCGGTGCATGGGTCGCCGACAAATAGACCCATGGCGGTGGCCGCCCGGACAGCGGCGATGGCCGACGCGATCCCCATCTTCAGGGCGTGGGCGGCTTCCCAGCCAAGTGCCAGACGCAACACCAGACCGGGTGTGTAGACCCAGCGCCCCCAGCGGCTGCCTTGGGCACGGGGCCAGACCCGCGCGTGTTGGAACGCCTGGAGCAGGGCCAATAATTGGCGCTGGTTCGCCCCGCGGCCGATCAAGTCGGGGATCTCGCACAGGCGGTATGTTCTCCCGGTGTCGGTCATCGTTTCCCCCTTGGGGCGTACCCCAGCAGCTCGGCCAGGTTGGCCAGGTCCTCGGCCGTGGTGGCTGCCGCGGCGGCGACGGCCTTCTGCTGCTCGCACCACCGCAGGAACGCGGACCGCATGAACCCGGGCGGCTGCCCCACGCTCGCCGATCCGTATTCGTGGACGTCGGTGTAGTGAAAGTGGAACCCCATCGGGTTCTCGAAATGCTGGGCGGCCCGCCGGAAATCCTCGGGCGTCGGGGAGTCGGTGGCCTGCGCCTCGGCCTGCATGCGCTCCAGGATCCGGCGGGCGGTCTCCCGCTCGGGCTCGGTGGCGCCGCTCCCCGGGGCGGCCAGCCGCTCCAGCGCGGCCATGCGGTCGGCGCGGTCGGTCACGTCGGGACCTCCTCGGCCGTGTCGCCGTCCAGCATAGCTAGGGCGCAGTCCAGGTGGCGCATGGTCTGGTTCTGGGCCTGCTCGTGTTTCCACTGCCCGCCACCGTCCAGGCACATGCGGGCCATGCCCAGGCGCTCGCGCAGCGCGGCGCGCTCCACCCGCTCGGCGGCGAGGTCGGCCACCGCCTGATCGTGCATGGATCGGTGCACCAGACCGCTGGGCCCCGTGTCGTGCCTGGCCAGGTCGTTGAACCGGCGCACGATCTCGGCGGCCTGCTCGCGGGTTGAGCACTCGGCGATCAGCACCCGGGAGCGCCCTTGGTCCTCCTCGCTGAAGTCCTCGTACACCCCGCAGGCCTCGCGGTCCTCGGCGGCTGCCCGCTGCTCGGCGGTCCACCTCCTCGTGGTCGGCGTGTCCAGAAGTCGGCCCTGTCTCCACATGGTCATCCCTCCCTCTTGGCGGCCTTGACGTCGGCCGCGGCCTGGGCGTCGGTGGCCAGCAGTTCGGAAGCGTTCGCCAGCACGTTCTCCAGGGCCCGGGAGGTGTTGTTCAGGGCCTCGCGCAGCCACTGGAGATCGCGGCCGTGCTTGCCCAGCAGGGTGGACCCGACCTTGTACGCTCGGGCGATCTGCGCAACGTCACACCCAGCCCAGCCGTTGCACTCCAGCGAGATCCCGGTTGCAGTTTTGAAATCCACGATCGCCTTGGCCAGCTGGTCGCGGTCCCGCTTCAGGTAGTCCATGGCGTGCGGCACGTCCGCCCGTCCCCGGTCCTCGGCCCGCTTCAGCTCGCCCTCGATCTCGTCCCGGTGCACGTACTGGGTGCGGATCTCGGCGACCTGCTTGTGAGCTGCCCGCAGCATGGCGGCCAGGAACAGCCGGCTCGGCTCCCGTGCCTCGGTCGGCGTGGCTTTCCGCGCAGTGCGCAATCCGCCGGTGTCGTCCGCCTCCAGCAGGCCCCAGGCGAGCGGCAGGATCTCGGGGTCCTTCACGAGCCCCGGCGGCGTCACCAGCCACCAGGTGTTGCAGAACGCGGCCACGGGCTCGGCCTTGTCCGGGTTCGCTAGCTCGCGGGCGAGGTCCCGGCGGTCCACCTTGATCTCGAACCCGCGCACCTCCATGCCGCGCGAGGGGTACAGGTTCATGGCCACGGCGTCCGCCCAACGGCGAGCGCGCCCGCCCGTGGCGTCGGGCACCTCCCCCAGCACCGCCCACTCGGGTGGCGGCAGCATGGCGGCGATCCGGTCGAACAGGTGCCCCGCCCTCCAGGGCCGCCCGTCCTCCATGCGGTGCTCGTTTGCGCTCATGGTGCCTCCGTCGGCGGATTGCGCAGCGCGACGCCGGCCCGCTCGGCCACCGTGAAGTTGTGGCTCGCGGCCAGCAGATCGGCCGTGGCCCGCTTGTTCAGATACTCGGCGATCTTCTCCCGGTTCGACCAGATGAAGGCCTCGTACCGTTGCAGCCGGTTGCACGGGCAGCCGACCACCAGGATCTGCCCGGCGAAATAGACCACGCCCACCGACTCGTCCCCGTGGTCGATATAGCCGGACGGCCAGGCGGCGGCCTTGTCGTGCAGGTCCTCCAGTTCGCCCGGTTCGAAGTCGTACCCCGCGTCCGAGGCGTAGTGCTCGCGGCCGCAGCCGTCACACGTGAACCGGACACCGCCGGCGGCCATGAACACCCGCTCGAAGATCTCGGACGGCGCCGCGGTGTCGTCGGGTTTTAATGGCTTCACGGTGCCACCCCGTCGTGCAGCCACTGGGCCAGGCCCTCCAGGTAGAAGAACACCGGGATCTCCAGGTGCAGCGCCTCGGCGCGCTCGTCCCGGGCACCCTCGGACGCGGCCCAGTCCGGGAGGAGCAGCACGGCGTCGCACCGGCGCAGCAGCTCCAGCGTGCCGGCCAGCCAGAACTCCCCGGGCTGTGCGTCGGCGAAGTAGGGCCGGGTGTTGGCGTGCGGGGTCACGGGGTACGCCCCCATCTCGGCGACGTGATAGGCGGCGACCTCGGCCGCGCGCACGTTCTGCTCCTCCTGCCACCTGGTCGGCGCCCGGTAGGGCCCGGCGATGTAGATCAGCCGCATGGCGTCCTCCTCCCGTCCGGTCCTCGCCCGATGAACAGCTCGACCGGCGTGTCCGCGCGCAGGTAGAGCGGGTGGCGCGGGCTGCCGTCCTTGTTCTTGCCCAGGCACTGGAGATCGCGATCGACCAGCACGTCCACCACCGGGGTGGACCCGGGCTCCAGCAGGCGGGCGCCGTCCGGTCCGCCGTGCGTCCCCCAGCAGGCGACCAGGCACTTGGCCGCGGCGGCGGCGATCCGCAGGTGGGCGTCGTTGTGCTTGCCCATGGGATCGAAGTGCTCGCGCAGCAGCGCGGGGTCGGTCGCGCGCAGGGCGTACAGGTTGACCATGATCACGCCATCGAACCCCCAGCGGCGAGCGAACCCGCAGCAGCGGCGCAGCGTCGGATCGTCTTTGGTGTCGTCGGCCGTGGACGGGTTCAACCCGATGAACACCACGAACGGGCCCGGACCCCACCAGCGGCGCAGCTCGTACCGGTATCGGTCGTTGCCCCCGCCGAACGTCACGGACCCCTTCATGGGGGGGAGCATCGATCGCGTGGGGGGCTCGCGGCGCGTGGCTCGCCCCTTTTCTATCGGCTCCAGCCTGAAGTCGCTCATGGCGTCCCCCCGTCCGGCTCCTCGGGCTGGATCGGCGCGTCCACGGTGATCGGCCTGTCCCCGGGTTCGGGCTCCAGTTCGTGGGGTGGGTCGGCGATCGTCGGCCGCTCCACGGCGCAGAACTGTTCGAACCGCTCGGACATGGAGCGCGCGGCCAGGGAGATCGCTGTGGTCGCGGCGGCCAGCACCACGGTGGTGATCCCGAACCCCAGGCGCATGGATCGGCTGGCGTCCTCGGGCAGCACCGCGGCCAGACCGGACGCACCGCCCAGTCCGCCCGCACCGGCGCCGACGCTGGCCAGGGCGTCCCGCTTGTCCAGCAGTTCCTGGCACCGGGCGTCGTTCCAGTACAGCAACGGCGACACGGGGATCGCGCCCTCCACGCCGGCGAAGTGGTCCTCGGCCTCGGCGTAGTCGGCCGCGGTCGCCCTGTCGTACACGGCGATCGGAGAGGCCACGCGGGCGGTGGAGCACGCGGCGAGGAGCAGGGCGAGCACGATCGCCCCAGGTGTGAGCCGGCGCAACACGGTGAGGGCGCCCGGGCCGCGCAGCTTGACCCGCGTCCCGGCCGGCGCCAGTTCCACGATCAGGGGCTCCAGCTTTCCCTTGGCGCGGCGCAGCGCCCACGGCCCCAGGCCCAGCACGCGCCACCACCAGCGCGGCGCCAGCTCCACGACCTCGGCCCCGGGTGCCATGACCCAGGAACCGACGAACACCACAAGCCAGGGCGCCACGACGGCCACGAGGTCGCGCACGAGCTGCTGGTTCAGCACGCGGCCCCGCTTCAGGACTTCGGCGCAGCGGTTGGTCTGATCGGTGGTCAGCTTCACGGTGCCTCCTTTCGCCGGCGCACTGCCCACCGGCTGGTCACTACCTGGAACCCGTCGGGGAACTCCACGAGGCAGCTGTTCCGCGCCCCGCGCACGAGCACCCGGCAGGCCTGATCTTTGCGTTCGGGCAGGTGAGACCGCCACCACCACACCATCGGCCACGCGGCCTCGGCCGGAACGATCCCGGAAGATTCGGGAGCACGGATCGCGGTGCCCGGCGCCGACATTTCCTTATCGCGGCCAGGGGTCCCGCTGTGCTGTGCAGCACCTCCCGTGCCCTCCTCGAATCTTGCGGAAAGGTTCCGCCGCACAGCACCGCCCGTGCCCCGCCCATCTTTCATGATTCTGGCCGGGCCGCCCATGCCACGTGCCCGATCCCATGCCCCGTGTCTCGGGATCATCTCGAAAGATTCAGCCGCACAGGACAGATCGTGGCCTGCCGATCTTTTCGTTTCTAGGCCCGGAAACCCAGTGTTTACGGGCCTTCTACGGGTCACCTTGTCACCGATCGGTCCACGTGGACACCGAACCAACGGCACCGTGCCCACTGCGGCGTTGTCCACGATCCGCGCCGGGCCTCGCCGGCCGGATAGAAAACGTGGAGTCGGTGAGGTGCCCCACGGTCTTGAAAGATTCCGCGGCACGGGACTGGACGTGCCGGACCCATCCCGCAAGATTCTGGCGCGGTCCTGTGCTGTGCAGGTGCGGATCTTCACGGTCGCTCCCCGCTCGGTCCCGAAGGATTCCGCCCGACGTCCACCTGGCCGATCATCCCAACCGCGTCCATGGCGGCCTGAATCTCCCGGGGGAGCGCGCGGTGCGGATCCACCCCGTTGGCCTCCAGCACCCGGACGAGCTGGGCGCCGAGATCGGGCTCGTCCTCGGCCATGGGTTCGGCCGGCGGCGTGGGAATCCCGTGCAGCTTCACCCGCAGATCGTGGATCTTCGCAGGGTGATCGGAGTAGTTCCCGATCCCGTTCGCGACGGCCACCTCCTCCAGTTCCGCCCAGCCGTCCAGCGCCTGGTCGGCGATCTCCTCCAGCCGCTTGGCGCGCTCCTCGGCCTGGGCGGCGCGGGCCACGAGCACGCCGTGGACCCGCTCGGAGAACTTGTGCCCGTGCAGCTTGTCGAGGCTGGCCTGGAGCTGTTCGGCCGCCTCCCGGTACTGGGTGCCGATCCGCAGGGCGTTGCCCAGTTCGGCTCGGAGCTGCCCGACCATCGTTCCGGCCATCTGTTGGGTCAGGTCCGCGGCGGTCAGGTCCATGACCGCAGCGACCTGGTTCTCCCTGAGCGCCCGGTACAGTCCGACGATCCGGGAGCGCAACCTCGCCACCTTGTCAGCCTCCCGCGTCCGCGCCGTGGCGACCTCGATCCCGGCGTCGGCGATCTGCGCATCGCGTGCCCGCTGCTGTCCCTGCACGTCCTGCGCGAGATGCTGCGCCCGCGTGAGGGTGACGCACACCTCGGCCACGCTGTTGGTCATGGCGTCGATCGCGGCGATCAGCTTCTGGGTCGCGTCGTGTGTTGCACTCATGCGTCGTCGTCCTCCTCCTCGGGCTCGTCCTCGGGCTCGTCCCCGCGCACCTGGGCAGCGAACGCGCGCAGCTGCCTGCGCCCCTCGCCCTGTCGCTCCTCGGCCTCGTCCCAGGCGTCCTGGTCCAGGACCTCGCCCACGGCGTCGTCGACCAGGGCCACGAGCACGCGCGGCTCCAGGGCGTCCAATTCCCACGAGCTGTCGCCGTGCCGGGCGATGTAGCCGGCGGCGCGGCTGTCGGTGATCTTGGCCGGGTTCTCGGGTGGGTCGTACTTTTCGATCTGCTCCATGAGCAGGGCGAGGCGCACCACCTCGATCGTGAACTCGCCACGGGTGAACAGGCGCAGGCGGTCCAGAAGATCGCGGTCCATGTCCAGGCCGCTGGGGTCGTGGTCGCCGAGGTACAGCAGGCGGATCTCCTGCCCGGCGTCGTGACAGTCGCCCAGGCGCTTGGCGATCTGGTAGACCATGGACTGGGACAGGTAGCCCTTGTTCGCGGTGAACGGCAGATCCCACCGCTTGGCCGCCGGCTCCAGCACACCCTCCAGGGCCTGCTTCTCCACCAGGATCTCGACGTGGTACGGCTGCCGGTCCCAGTGGTCCACCCGGTACTGCCGGGCGCATGCCTCGGCGATCTCGGCGGCGCTCGTCCAGTGCGCCGGGGTCACGGTCTCGCGGGCGCGGTCCTCGATCCGGGACCAGTCGATCAGGCCAGCGAGGCGCCCCTCGTTCACGAGGTCGCCGATCCGCTTGTACGACTCCAGGCTGTTCGGGATCTTACCCTTGGCCACGAGCTGATAGTAGACCTGCCGCAGGGTCAACGTGTAGCCCTGGGCGGCGTAGTCGTCCAGGATCTCGATCACCAACTCGATCACCGCCAGCGACTCGGCCCGGAACGTGCGCTCCTTGAATGCCTCCCTCATCGCGGCCTCCTGCATCCCGGATCGGTCGTGAACTTGCGCCCGATCTGTTCGGCAGCCTTGCGCAGCGGCCCCCAGTGGTGGAAGTTATCGCAGGTCTCCCACAACTCCACGAGCCGCGAGAACAAGGTGTCCGCGTCCTCCTCGATCTTTTCTATGGTGACGCGATAGCGTTCGAACCCGACCTCGTCGTTGAAGCAAAACGGGAGCACGCGGGATCCAGCCTTCAGGTACTGGATCGCGTGGGCCGGTCTCCCGTATATCTCCAGCACTTCCCGCTCTACTTTCCTGCGGCCGGTCATGACTGCACCGCCTCGGCCTCGCCCCTGATCTTGGCCAGGTCGGCCCGGAACAACTTGCACCCCAGGCGCATCGCCTCGATCGGGTTCCTCGCGCGGTCTCCCATGCGCACGAGGTCGGCCGGCGTCACCGCGCCGATCTCCTCGCGGGCCTGGTCCATCTGGTACTGGGTGGTGCGCAGCAAGCTGGTGGCCTCGTCCTCGGGGCGCGGCATGTCGATCTCCCAGTGGCGCCAGCCGCCGCTCTTGCCCCGCTCCCGGCCATCCTTGCGGCGCCAGATCACCTCGCGGCTGTCGTCCAGTTTCGGCCGACGGGTAACGATCGTGGTGGGCGTCACCCGCACCACCTCGGCGTAGTGGTCGAACGTGGCGCCGATGCGAACGGCCACACGCTCGCCCACCTGCACGTCGGCGATCTTGCGCTTGGTCTCAGTCATGACCGTGCCCCATGGCGCCGGCTGTCGGCAGTTCGGGCGCGTCCCACTCCTCGGTCACGCTGCCGTCCTCGATCACCACACCGATCCCGCCGAACGCCCCGGCGCCGGCGTCGCCCACCCTCTCGATCAGGACCTGCACGTCGTGGGCCTCGGCGACGCGGGCCACCTCGGCCAGGGCGTCGGCGTCCAGGAGGCTGCCCTCGCGGATCAGCAGCAGGCGCAGATCGGGGT